TTGAACTCACCGTTGCTGGATGCGCGGCCTAACGGCACATATCAATTCTTGGTTTACAAAGGGCAAACAGGCGAAACAAAATCATTCAGCTCGGTGAGCGTCAGTGATGGCGTCGCGTCTGGGCTGTCCGATTACAAGGGCTGGATGTTTGTGATGGGCACGCAGAAGCCGCAAAAACGTGTGTACCGTGTTACGGAGCTATCAATTGAGGAAGAAGGCGAAGTTTCGGTTAAGGCACTTGAGTATCCATGCTTTGAAAGTGGCGGCCAGCTTCGTGCGCGAATTGCAGACTTCCGTGCTAGCAACTTCACGGTAAGCTAAGATGAAGGTACTGATTCAGCTAGATCATGGCGTTTTACACTGGTCACAACGGTTCGATCAAAATAGGATCAAGCGTTGTTGAAAAAGTTCGGGATTGGTCGCTGGAAACAACCGTTGAACTGCTTAGCACCAACACGATCGAAAGCGGTGTAAACACTTTTGTTCCTGGCATCAAGGGCGCAGCCGGCAGCGCAACACTGCTGTACTACCAAGCTGGCTCTACAAATTTCAAAAATATTTTATCTAAAATATTAAAAACAAGCGAAATCAGCACTAGCGATAGAGTGCAACTTACTTTAAGAGTTGATGACGAAGGAAGCAACTCGATTGAATTTTACGCTTACATTACATCAGCAACTGTTTCTGTAAATTCAGGCGAGCTAACTGTTGTACCGTTTAACTTCACTGTTGATGGAGAATTTAGTACTGTAATTTCGTAAAGCCAATGGCATTTTACCTAGGCACCTACGGCAATATCCGCTTGCGTCGTGGCACTGACAAAGATGCTGGCAACTTTAACGCAACAATAAGTCCTGATGATATTAACACAGCTTTAAACAGACTTGGAGTTGACCAGTCTATAGATAATTTGATAACAGGTGATCGTGTTGTTTTTACTACAACTGATAATCGCCGTTTGGATTTTATTCCGGACACAAGATTTGGTGAACTTGAATTTCTACAAACTGAAGCCAGTGATCAGTTAATCACGCAGTCAGGAGATTCGCTGTTCAAAAATGGACTAACAACTGATAATTTTACAGCTTATGTCAATGTAAATGCTGTTGGTGGATTGCGTTTGTATCCAGAATTTGCTGATGCAATCAATAACGAGCGAACAACTGAAATAGCCCTTGATCCATTTACAAACGGCCCAATCAATACAAATTTAGCTGTACGCGACACACGGTTTAACATTCTTGGCAATGTTATCAGGTATGAATTTAATACGTCAAGAGATGCCATTGACACAACTGCTCTTAGCGACAAATACAAGCAACAGTTTAATGCGGGTTTGCTCAGTGGCAGTGGGCGTATTGAATGTGCATTTGATTATACAACTACAGCAAGCACAGAGGCTCCTGTTGTCATGCTGCAAACAATTCAACGTTTGGACGCAGGATGCGCTTTTGATCTTGCTTTATATTTAACAGACAAAGAAGTTGTTCCGACTGTCGATAATATCTTTTACTTAACTACAGCGGTAACAACATCAACAGGTATTTCTGTAGAAGCAGGTGGACTTGTGAGCTGCACCGTTGATTTTGTCACGACTGGTCAGATTAGGCTTGTAATCGGCAGGCCAGATGAATACATTCTTAAGGAAGACGATGATCGCATCCAAGTTGAGCATAGCTTGGACTTCCTTTTACAGGAGCTAACGGACTAAAATGGAACCAATGCACTGCTGCTGGAGCTAAGGTTTTGGCTGACCAAAGAATTTCAGAATTAGTCGAGCTGTCAAAAGCTGGCGTCGCTCAAAACGACGTGCTGCCGATTGCAGACGTAAGCAGCTCTGAAACCAAGAAAGTCACAGCCAAAAACCTTGTTGATGCTGGCCTTGACCTGATTGATGTCAGCTCAATCGATTTAAACAAGCTGGATCAAAGCAGCACCACCAAGATCGGCACTACTGCCCTGGCAGATGATGGTGTCACTTACGCCAAAATTCAAAATGTCACAACGACTGATCGCTTGCTGGGACGTAGCAGTGGTGGCGCTGGTGTTATTGAAGAAATCACTTGTACTGCTGCTGGTCGAGCACTTCTTGATGACGTCAGTGCTACCGCTCAACGCAATACTCTTAGCTTAGGCACTGGCGACAGCGTTACTTTCAGCAGTGTTACCGCAAATGTAACTGCAGCTACCGCCACGATCACTTCAGCGACGATCAGCAGCGGCACGATTACCGGCATCACTGATCTTGCGATTGCCGATGGTGGCACAGGTGCGTCAACGGCTGCAAATGCACGACAAAATCTTGGTGTTGAAATCGGTGTTGATATACAAGCCTATGATGCTGGTCTGCAGAGCATTTCAGGGCTGACAACTTCTGCTGATCAGGGCATTTACCTGACTGCATCAGACACCTATGCGGTTTACAGCTTCACTGCTGCTGGTCGTGCCCTGCTGGATGACGCTGATGCTGCAGCACAACGCACGACTTTAGGTCTAGGTGATCTTGCTACTTTAAGCACGGTTGACGCCGCTACGATTACTGATGGCAGCGTCGGCACAAATGAGCTGGCTGATTCTTCTGTAACGATTGGGAAGTTGAGCCTAGTTGCTCAGGATTTAGCTGGTTCCCTAATTGCTAACGGCGGGATCACTGCAACTCAACTTGCCACCAATGCAGTTGAAACTTTAAAAATTGCTGATGATGCGGTTACTTACGCAAAGATTCAAAACGTAACAGCAACCGATCGTTTGCTTGGCAGATCAACCGCTGGCGCTGGTATTGTAGAGGAAATTACTTGTACAGCAGCAGGCCGTGCATTACTTGACGATGCTGATGCAGCAACACAACGTACGACTCTAGGTCTTGGGACTCTTGCGACACAAAGTGGTACGTTTAGTGGTACATCAAGTGGCACCAATACAGGTGATCAAACGATCACACTAACTGGAGATGTTACTGGTACGGGTACAGGTTCATTCGCCACTAGCCTGAGTGCCGGAGTTGTTGATACGGCAGAACTCGCAGCAGAAGCTGTTGAGACAGCAAACATTGCGGATACTGCAGTTACTTACGCAAAAATTCAAAATGTAAGTACTACTGACAAACTGCTGGGCCGTAGCACCGCTGGTGCTGGTGATGTAGAAGAAATTGACTGCACCGCTGCTGGTAGAGCTTTACTTGATGATGCTGATGCCGCAGCTCAACGGACCACACTTGGCCTTGGAACACTTGCAACACAAAGTGGTACATTTTCCGGTACTTCTAGCGGCACAAACACTGGCGATCAAACTATTACTTTGACGGGTGTTGTTACAGGTAGTGGCACCGGAAGTTTTGCAACAAGTTTTGGCACAGGAGTTGTTAATACTGATGCTATAGCTAGTGATGCAGTTACTTACGATAGAATCCAAGATACGACGACTACAGATGTAATTCTTGGTCGAAGTACTGCTGGTGGCGGAACAGTTCAGGAAATTAGCTGCACCAGTGCAGGTCGTGCGCTGTTAGACGACGCCAACGCAGCAGCACAACGCACAACTCTTGGCCTTGGTGATCTTGCTGTTGCAAATGGCACCTGGACAGACGGTTCAAGCTTTAGCGGCACAAGCTCCGGCACTAACACTGGCGACCAGACGATCACGCTGACTGGTGCAGTTACTGGCAGCGGCACTGGATCGTTCGCAACAACCTTGGCGTCTAACATTGTCGCTGCAGGAAATCTGCAGGCAAGCTCAGTTACAACAGCGAAGATTAACGACGACGCAGTAAATGAAGACAAGCTTGGCGATCAGGCCACTTGCATCGTTAGCGCCGCGACACCATCAGGTTCTGGTGCATTTATTGGTCAGGCTTGGTTTAACACATCAACCAGCATTGCATACCGTTGGGATGGAACTGCTTGGACACAAGAATCAGGCATTCAAACCGTCACAGTTACAGATTCAACGCCGCTTTCAGTTGTTGTTAACAATCCTGATGCGTTTACGGCAAACCTGACGCTGACGCTTGACACACAAGTTGCCAACAGCGTTTTTGTTGGACCTGCTTCAGGCTCAGATGCTGCACCAACATTCCGCGCTCTGGTTCCTGCCGACCTGCCGGATGCAACTGCATCAACGAAAGGCATCATCCAGCCTGGTACGGGACTGGCCGTTACAAGTGGCACGCTGAATCACAGCAACAGCGTCACTGGCGCAACAAAGAGCGGAATCACGTTTGACGCACAGGGCCACATCACCGCTGCTGTTGATCTGGTCGCAGCAGACATTCCTGATCTTGATGCCGCAAAGATCACGACCGGTGCGTTTACTTCAGACCGTATTGGCGCTGGTGCGATCACAGCAACAAAGCTCGCCAACAAATCAACGGCATCAATCGGTGAAACACTGCCTGTTGCGGCGTTCATCGGACAGTTGCATTACAACCCACTGGATAAAAACTTCTTCATGTGGGACGGCAACGTCTGGCAGTCGATTGGCATTTCAGCCGGTGCAATTATTCTTGCGGGTACTTATGACGCTTCGACGAACCAAGTCGCTTCTGTCACCACTGACGGCACCGCGATTGGATTGAGTGTTGGCGCTGCACTGCCGACGGCAAGTTCAACCAATTCAAATTATTACCTTGTTGTTTCAGAGCTGGGCACAGGAACAGCACCTGCGCCGACAGTTGCACTTGCACCACCTGACCTGCTGCTATCTACCGGCGATAACTGGCTTGAGATTGACGTTAGCAGCACCTATACCGCGCAAACCGCGTCAAACGTTGCGTTTGTCCCTGCTGCAAATTTAGGTTCAACCAATGTGCAGGCTGCACTGGAGGAAGTCAGCAACGAATGCCGCGATGTAGACAACATGACCGGCGGTGTGCTGGATGTTGCTCGCGGTGGCACGAA